TAGTATTATCTGCAGCAGATTTCTTTACAGCAGAAAGTAAACAGTTTGTTGGTGCTGAATTATCTACATTTACTTTACCTAGCGATACATCTGTAGAATTATTTTACTCCACAAAGTTTGAAGCATTAAATGATTCTAATGACAGTAGTTACATAGAAGCTATTACACAAACTACAGGAACAGGTGATACTGAAAAACAAATTGCAGAAGTATCAAGATATATTGTAGGAAAAGTAATTTTAAAATCATCAAATGGAACAAACACACCGAAAGTAAAATCAGTACAGTTTCGTGCATTAGCAAGACCAGAATTAGTAGTTGCACAGATACCTATAAATGTATCTGATAGAGTAGAAAGACCAGGAAGAAAACCAATAAAAGTAAAAGGTTTAGGTGATGCATTGTATAATGCACTACGTTCTAAAGAGGGCGATAGTGTTACTTTAGAATTGTTTGACCCTGCAGAAATCATTAGGGGTGTAGTAGAAAGAATAAGTTACCCAATAAATTCTAATGTTGAAAGAGGAAGCGTAACACAGTATGCTATAATTACGGTGCGTGGAACTAGACAACCTACTGTTACAGATGTGACAGATGCGGATGTCTTTGGTATAAATGCATTAGGTATTATGAGATTTGGAAGTTAAATGACAGCACAAGAAGTAAAGTTTAGTAACTTTTTTGAAACAACATTAAATGGTATTTTAGCATCAGGTGCTACTTCAATGACACTTACTGCAGCACCTACATCTAATGGAACATCTGCTATTGCTGCACCTTATTATTTAGTTATAGACCCTGATAGTCCTTCAAACAGAGAAGTTGTGCTAGTTACTGCAGCATCAGGAACAACAGTTTCTGCAATGACTAGAGATATAGAAACTAGGCATACCACAGACCCTACACATGTAGATGGAACTACAGTACGTATGGCAGTAGTTAAAGAAATGTTTGAAGATATTCACGACAGAATTGATGCAGATGTTGCTTTAGGCACGGGAACATCAGGTAATTATGTACAAGATGTAGCTGCAGGTAATGGTTTATCTAAGACATCTAGTGCAGGAGAAGGTCAGTCTGTTGATTTACAAGTAGATATCAATGGTGCTACAGATGGTACAGGTATTGTTGTTGATGGTGCAAACGATTTAGTTTTACTATATGATGCAAATGCGGCAGCAGTTAAGAAAGTAAAAACAAGTCAAATAGCTGAACCTGCAGACATTAATCCATTTTTAGTTATGGGTGCATAATGAGCATGTTAATGATGCTAAAAGAAGGTGGAAGTTTATTAATAGATACTATTGGAAATAAGCCAATAGATGAAGATATAGATTTACTACCTGATGCTGGAGGAGGTATCAATGAGGGAGAACAAATGATGTTATGGTCAGATAGTGGTCATGCGTTAATTTATCTACCACAAGAAACCTTGCTTTTGGTTGGAGTGTAGTATACTATAAAATAATATTAGGAGAAATAAAATATGGCAAATGCGTATAAAATACTAGGACAAGTAGCAGATGCTTCAGCTAATGATGTTGAGCTTTACTTAGTTCCTGCAAGTACAGAAGCAATCGTATCAACTATTGTCGTAGCTAACAGAGAAGGGGCAGCTAATACATTTAGAATTGCAACAAAAACAGATAACTCTTCTGTAGCTAACACAGACTATATTGCTTATGATGCTTCAATAGCAGCAAATGATACCATTACCTTAACTCTTGGTGTAACACTACAAGCAGGTGCAGAGATTTCTGTCGGTGCATCTGATGCAAATGTTACATTTCAAGCGTATGGTACTGAAATTACATAGAGGTTTAAATGACAATAAAATCACTTTCTAGTTCTAGTTTACATCAACCACGAACTAGCTCATCTATTACTTCTTCACAAGGAGATGAAGAACAATTTGAAGTAGAATATTTAGTTATCGCAGGTGGAGGTGGTGGTGGTGACAGCTCTTCTAACTTTTATGGTTCAGGTGGAGGAGGTGCAGGTGGCTATCGTTCATCTCATTCAGGAGATAGTGCATCAGGTGGTGGTTCTGCTGTAGAACCTTCTATAAAAATTAAAACTGGTACTAACTACACAGTTACTGTTGGTGCAGGTGGTGCAACAGCACAAATGGGAAATGATAGTTTATTTGGTCCAGTATTTTCTGTTAGAGGTGCAAAAGGTGTAGGAAGAATAGGTGGAGATGGTGGAAATGATGGTGTTTTTGGTGGCTCAGGTGGAGGTGCAGGTAGTGGTAGAAATGATGGTGGTATTTCAATATCTTCACAAGGAAATGATGGTGGAGCTTATTATGGTGGAGGTGGAGGTTCTGCCAATGCAGGTGCTTCAGGTAATGTATCAAATCATAATAATGGGCAAAATGGTCGTGATGGTGGTGATGGACAAAACTCTAATATAACTGGCTCTACTGTACAAAGAGGTGGTGGAGGTGGTTCTTCAGGTGGAGGAAATGGCACTAACGCAGGTTCAGGTGGTGCAGGTGGAGGAGGAAATGGAAGTCGTTCTAACTCTGATGCAGGTGATGGAACTGTTAACACTGGTTCAGGTGGTGGTGGAAAACTAGTTTCTACAGGTGTTCCAGGCACAGGTGGTTCAGGATTAGTAGTTTTAAAATATCCTGACAATTATACAATTACAGTTGGTGGAAGTTTAACTAGTTCTACTTCTACATCAGGTGGTTATTCAGTAACTTCTTTTACTGCAGGTTCAGATAATGTGAGTTGGTCATAATGGCACACTACGCATTACTCAATGAAAATAATGTAGTAATACAAGTCATTACTGGAAAAGATGAGGGTGAATTAAGAGATGGTGTATCAGTAAATTGGGAAGAATGGTACAGAGATTTTCATGGTGCAGCAGATTGTAAAAGAACTTCTTATAATACAGTAGCAAATAGACATAAAAAAGATGGAACTCCTTTTAGAGGTAATTTTGCAGGTGTAGGTTCTACTTATGATGCTGAATTAGATATATTTATACCTCCAAAACTTTCAGATGACATGGTTTGGGATAGCACAAATCTTGAATGGGTAGATTCTGAATAGTATTTTTATAAAGGTGGAAAATTATATTCAATACAAAAAAATCTGAACTTAAATATTTTATTGACACTGACCTACCAAAAGGAATTTTTCCTAATATATCTATAGAACCTGTTCCTTTAAAAACTAAATGTCCTGCTGTACATTCGCTTAAAAATAGAATTTTAAATATACATTCGCCAATAGAGATAGAAATATTTATAAATAGTAAAGACAATACTTACGAATATAAATATGGTGAACAGTTTAAAAACTTACAAAAGTATTTAGATACTAATTTATTATTAGAAACAAATAAAAATTTTATTACATTCCAATACTCATTACCTTATACATTTGTATCAAACGATAACACTTTAGAAATTGTTAGTCTTGCAGGAAATGTAAAGACTGATAATTTAACATTTATACCTGGTTCTTTTAATGTTGGTTTGTGGGTAAGAAACTTAAATGCTTCTTGGCATGTAAACGATAATGATAAAGATGCGTATGTAAAAATAAATTACAATGATGTTTTGTCAAAGATTGTTCTTAATAAATCTGTAAGTTTAGAATTGATTTACGAAAATGAAAATATAAATAATTATAAGAGTAATATTAAAAATATAGTTAAGTATAGAAATAATATAAAAGAAGTAATACCTTTTATAATAGAAAGGAAACCTAAAAAATTATGGTAGATATAAACATATACCCAAGATACGAATACTTTAATAATATACTAGATTTATTTCCACCTTATTTAGCTAATCAAAATTTACCTGAATGGTATAAAAAACAAAGTACAAATAAAAGAAAAGAACATTTAATTACTAAAGAAGATTTTGTTGACATAAATAATGAAGTAGTTGCTGCTAAACATTGTCCTGCTATTCAAGAGCAGATAACAGGAGGTATTATTATCCCTGCTTGGACAGATATTTACATAATGAAAAAAGGTGAGCAAATAATATGGGAAGCTACAAGTATTATTGATAAAGTTCAAAAAATGCCAAATGATTTTTTATGGATAGAAACACATGGTCATGAACAAGTTGAACACATGGATATAAATAAAATTCCAGTAACTAACAATGTATTTAAACTTATATGTCCTTATTTATTTGAAACAACACCAGGTTATGGCTTAGAGTTTACTGATGTTATGTATCATAAAAGACATAATATTAAATTCTTTTCAGGAAGAGTAGAAACTGATAAGTGGCATGAAACTAATTTCCCTTTTGAATTTTATGAAGATTTGAATAAATATGAAAACAAGACTTTGTACATAAAAGCAGGTGACCCACTTATAATGTTAAAACCATACAAAATTGAAAATGAAAAAATAAATGTAACATTAAATAAATATTCTGATAAATTTAAACAAAAGCATGTTAAAAATAAATATTTAAAATCATCTCTTTCTAATAATTGGAACAAATATAAACTGCATCTAACAAAAGAGGAATAGTTTGTGTTATAATGTCCTCTATGGATTTTTTATTCGGTTTCATTTTCGGTTATGTATGCAAAGAGGTAGCAGCATATCTTAAAAGATTATCTACACCTACACCAAAAGACTGGGATAAAGAATGGGATTGGCTATCACACGAGGACTTACCATAAATGACAAACAATGGCTATACACAAAAGGAACTTCTCAATATGGTCATTGAAAGACTTGACAGACTAGAAGAAAAACTAGATGCAAAACTAGATAAAGCAGAGTTTTACAAAGTATTAACGCTACTTGTAGCATTAGGTGGAG